CCTCCTGTTACGATTATATTACACTCTTTCAAGAAACGCAAAAAGGTGTTGACTTTGCTCAAAAACTTTCGTACACTCAATACATCGCTTGAGAATTGCTAAGCGAAAGTTTAAGAAAGGAGCAAGTAAACAGATGTATGATTCGACAGACCTGAAGTTCCTGATCAGAGCCAAGTACGGGACGATCAGGAAGTTTGCGGAAGTAGTCGGGCTCTCGGAAAACACGATTCAAAATCACCTAAAAGACGGTAATTGGGACATGAAGCAGGCGATCAAAGTGATCGAAGCTCTTTCCATACCTCCGAAGATGACTTTTGTGTATTTTTTTGAGCCGATGCTTTCGAGAAGCGAAAGTCAGGAATGATCGAAGCTCGAAAAGGCTTCGATGAAGTATTCAAAGCAAAGGAAGCAAGTTAATATGTCAGTTTCAATTCTATTCTGTGCGTTCGCACTCGGCATGGTGCTCGGTGCCGCACTCGTTTTCCACATCACAGCAGACACATACGACTCAGCACTCGACGAATCTTATCAGAGCGAACTCAAATGGAGACGTCAGGTCGACGAGCTCGAAGATGAGATCGAGCACCTTGAACTGCGCCCGGTTCACTGTCCTGCTCCGGTCAATATCACACAGATTGGAATCGACTGGGACGAGCTTGACTTCCCGAACAGCTCTGACAGGAGGTGAATAAATGAGCGCAGAAGAATACACGAAGATGGCGAACGGTGCCATCCAGTCTATTATCGACGAAGTAAATAAGGAAGAAGCCGAGAAGGTTGCTATCATCGGCTCCAGCTTCTTGGAGCTCCACACAGTGAGCTTGGGGAATCCCGTCCTCGTCAATATAGATCAGATCACGGTGATCGGTAATACGGATGAAGGCACATCTATTTCATTCGCTACTCAAGCAGACAGTTATATCAATGTCCGCGAATCCTACGAAGCGATCAAAAACACAATCAGGTTTTTATTCAGGAGGTGAGAATGAAGATCAAAGGCTATAAGGCGATGAACGAAGACATGACTTGCCGAGGCTTCCAGTATGAGGTCGGCAAGACATACACCATAGAAGGCGGGATCAAGATATGCGGAAATGGATTCCATTTCTGCCGCGATATTATAAGCGTCTTCAACTACTATGGGCGATTTAAAAGCCGAGTCTTCGAAGTCGAAGCAGATGGATATATCGAGAAGGGCGACAAGCTCTGCTGTCAGAAGATCACCATCGTTCGCGAAGTAAAGGGAATCGAATTAAATCGGATTCTTTACGGCGACGGCTACGGCTCCGGCTACGGCTCCGACGACGGCAACGGCTCCGGCTCCGGCTACGGCTACGGCTACGGCTACAGCTACGGCTACAGCTACGGCGACGGCTCCGGCTACGGCTACAGCTACGGCGACGGCTCCGGCTACGGCTACAGCTACGGCGACGGCTACGGCGACGGCGACGGCAACGGCAACGGCTGCGACTACGGCTACGGCAAAAACATTCAAAAAATACTTGATTTTATGGAGGAATAATCATGAATAACACGATAGTAGTATGCGAATACGGTTGGATTTTGGTTGGCAAGATGGAGAATTCGAGTGCACAGACGACTCTTCTGAAAGAGGCTTCAGTCGTAAGAAGATGGTCGAGCGGAAAAGGAATCGGCGGACTGGCTAAGGCTGAGAACAAAAACGAATACACTCTTGACAAAGTCGGGACTGTATCTATTCAGACATCGAAGATCCTTTTTGAGATTCCGTGCGAGTGGTAAGGAGGGATTCAATATGGCACTTAATATCAAAAGAGGACCGCAGGCACGCTCGATCCGCTGCGTCATCTACGGTCCCGAAGGTATAGGCAAGTCAACGCTTGCCTCACAGTTCCCGGACGCGGTCTTCATCGACTTTGAAGGGGGAACCGATACGATGGATGTCGCCCGTTTCGAAAATCCTACACACTTCGTCGGGCTCATCCTTCTTCTTAAGAATATATCACAGGAAGACATCTGTAAGACGGTCGTCCTCGATACGGCCGACAAGCTGGAGAACCTTATCACAGACCACATCTGCGAAGTCAACGACTGGAAGAACATTGAAGATCCCGGATATGGCAAAGGTTACACATATCTCGCCCAGAAGTGGCTCGAAGTCCTGAAGGCTTGCGACGAGGTCGTTGATTCGGGCAAGAACATCGTCATCGTCGCTCACGCTGCGATGCGTAAGTTCGAACAGCCGGATGAGATGGGAGCTTATGACCGATGGGAGCTGAAGCTCTCAAAGAAGACCGCACCTCTTATCAAGGAATGGGCTGACATGGTCCTCTTCATGAACTACAAGAACTCCATCGTCGAAGATCCCAAGACCAAGTCAAAGAAGGCGGTCGGAGGCAAGCGTGTCATGTACGCTACACACTCGCCGACCTACGACGCGAAAAACCGGTTCGGTCTTCCTGACTCCATGGATGCCGACTTCTCTGAGGTCGCGCATATCTTCTCGAATGTCCCGGTCAAGAAATCCAAGAAGGCGGAGATCTCCGAAGCGGTTGACGGTCTCGGAGGATTCGAGCCGTGGCTCATTCACTTCCTGTCCGTGCAGGATCCAACACTCACGGCTAACACTATCGACGAGCTGGAGCCGACGGCTATCGAGTTCGTTCATAAGAATATCAACAAGTTAATCAATAAGTTCAAGGAGGAACAGACAAATGAGTGAAACAGCGTTCGATTGGAACAGCAAGGTACCTGCAAAGGCAGAAGAGAGGGAGTTCGCACTTCCTCCGATCGGAGAGTATAACTTCATGGTTGTAAGTGCCGAGAAGACATTCTCTTCAAACGGAAATCCGATGATCAAGGTCAGACTTGACCTTCAGGGCGCGGACGGCTCGGTCTTCGACAACCTTGTCATCTCCGACAAGATGATGTGGAAGCTGGTCTCCTTCTTCGAGTCTATTGGTCTCAAGAAGGAGGGCGAGGAGCTCTCACTTTCCATCGGTGACGCAGCGGATAAAGCTGTCGGCATGGAAGGCTTCTGCAAGATCAAGCATGAGACCTACAACGGCGAGAAGAGGGCGAAGGTTGACAAGTACCTCATCCCGACCGCGAAGAAGGCTACTACAGCTCCTGTTCTCGATGAGGACGATTTGCCCTTCAAGATTGACTGATTATGATGACCGATCTTGAAAAAATGCTACAAGCTCTCGACTCGATAGATCCTTCCCGTGTCACCTACGAGGAATGGATTCATGTCGGCATGGCTATCAAGGCCGAAGGCTTGAGCTGCGATGTCTGGGACGATTGGTCGAGGAATGACTCACGGTACCATGTAGGCGAGTGCGACAAAAAGTGGAGTTCTTTCGAGAACTCCGGCATCTCCGCAGGTACCATCTTCCATCTGGCCGAGCAGTACGGTGGCTACACTCCATCAAAGAAGTGGTCTTTCGATGACTATCTTCCGGCGGAAGCCGAGGAAGGTAACTACTACGAGGAAGTGCTCTCCAAGAACAGTGCGGAAGAGGAGCCCTGGCAGATGGCGGTACGCTATCTGGAGACGCTTTTCACTCCTGACGAGTCCGTGTCTTACGTTCATTCGGCGACGTTCAAGGAAGATAAGGTCAAGTGGATTCCTGCCGATGCCGGTCACGTCCGTAATGTCTCTGCTATTATCCGAGACCTTAAGAAGTACAAGAGGCTTGACGAAGCGTTCGGGACGATAAACCCAGAAGCCGGTGCATGGATAAGGCATAACCCGTCAACAGGTGCCAAGGATGCCGATGTCACTCGATTTGCCTATGTCTTGGTAGAGTCTGATTCGATGCCGTTGGAAGAACAAAAGAAGTTCCTTATCAATCAGAAGCTCCCGATCGTGGCTTTGATCGAGTCAGGCGGAAAATCCATTCATGCCATCGTCAAGATCGAAGCCTCCGACGAAAATGAGTTCAAGCAGAGAACGAGCTTCCTGTTCGACTACCTGTCGCAGAGACATTTCCAGATCGACGAAGCGAATAAGAACCCTGCAAGACTTTCCCGTCTTCCGGGTGCCATGCGTAACGGCAACATTCAGAGGCTTCTTGCCACGAACATCGGCTGTGCGTCTTGGCTTGAGTGGATAGACCTTGTGAGCGGTGTGGATGATGACCTGCCGGAGATCCATTCCGCGAGAGATATGTTCGAGAATCCCGTTCCCGAGCCTCCGGCTATCATCGACGGTGTGCTCCGTAAGGGTGCCAAGATGATATGCACTGGAGACTCCAAGAGCGGGAAGACGTGCCTCCTTATGAATCTTGCGATCTGTATAGCCGAAGGTTGGGAGTGGCTCGGTCATCAGTGTATGCAAGGCCGTGTTCTATATATCAACATGGAAGTTATGCAATCCGACTTCGAGACTCGCTACAAGTCTATATACAAGGCCTACAAGAAGCCAGCCTCCGAAGAAGGTCAGAACAACTTCGACTGGTGGAATTTACGAGGTAAGGCAGAGCCGCTGGACAAGCTTGCTCCGAAAATCATCAGACGATGCAGAAGTAAGAAATATCTCGCGATCATCGTCGATCCGATCTACAAGGTTCAAGGCGGTGACGAGAACTCAGCCGAAGCGATAGGTAAATTCTGCGCCCTGTTTGACCAGATTGCGGAAGAGACAGGTGCATCGATGATCTATGTTCACCATCACGCAAAAGGCTCGGCAGGCGGAAAGAAGGTCATGGACCGTGGCTCCGGCTCCGGTGTCTTTTCCAGAGATGCCGACGCGATCATTGACTTTGCGTCATTGGTGCTGGATCCGAACGAGAAGGAACTGCTCGGTGCTCTGACAGGCAAGCTCGACGAGAAGCCAATTCCACTCCGTCTGGAGATGGTCTTGAGGTCTTTCCGGTCTCCTGATCCGCTCGATCTGTTCTTTGAGTTCCCTTTGCACGTCGTTGACACGAGCGGTCTGCTCAAGAATGCAGCCGTTGAAGGGAGCCCGGAAGCAAACAGGATGCAGTCTCCGAACAACCAACGATCAGATTCGGACAAGAAGGAGATAGTCGATATGTGCTTCGAGGCGGTCGTTAGATCCGACGGGAGAGCGAAGTTCTCTGATATGTATCAGTCTCCGCTCTGTGAGGTCGCCGACCGTACATTGAAGAGATATATCCTCATGTTCCCGGAAGATTACAAGCTCGAAAACGGCTATGTCACGAGAGTGCTCGAATGATTGTAAAAACTACTCGACGACGGAGAAATCCCGTCGACGGAAAATTTTCCGACAACGGTATATATATATGTTGTCGTGTCGAAAACAAGCTTGACGATTTTTCTTCAGGGCGGGACAAGCCCAGCCCTAAAGAGAAATCATCAAAGTCAAGCCCGCGGAGATCGAAGAAAGGAGAACGACATGATCTCACTCGCACAATATGAACGAACCCACGAAGCTCATAAGAAGATGCTTCAAGACAAGGCTATCGAATTAGAGAGGTAAAAAGATGAATAATATCAAACCGATTGAAACTGTTTATAAAGGTTATCGTTTCAGATCAAGGCTTGAAGCTCGGTGGGCGGTATTTTTAGACGCTCTCGGCACAGATTGGGAATACGAACCCGAAGGATTTGAACTCCCGGGAGGTAAACGGTATCTTCCTGACTTTCGAGTTAAGTGTTACGGCTATCGCGTTTTTGAAGAAGACTCTCCTTCTGATTTATACATCGAAGTGAAAGGAGAAATGACGGAGGAGGATCTTGAGAGAATAAAAGAGTTTTCAAAAGAATATCCTGTTCTAATTGTTGGAAACATTCCTAATTCTCGACGAGATCTCTCTTTTGGTTTTTGGAAGGAATACGATCCAATGGGTGCCTTCAGCTTCGAGTTCGTTGACGGAGACGGCTATATGGCGATACCTACTTCTCGTAAAAGAGGCAAATTCTTCCTTATGGGGCCGGATTACTATGACGAAGAAGGTGCTAAGAGATTTGACTTTGCTTTGAAAGCTGCTCGCCAAGCTCGTTTTGAATGGGGAGAGAACGGAGCTCCGACAAGAGCCTCGGGAGAGAACGGAAGACGATTCTACGACTGGGAGGAGGAATTAGAT